ACAAGGAATGGTTCCAGGTGCTCACCGTCACCGGCTGGATCCCGGCGCTCGTGCGCACGGCGGCCTACCAGATCAACGACCTGCGTCTGAACTTCACGAACGACATGACGGACACCCCGTTCGCCTCGCTGCAGGCGAGCGCGAAGGAAGTCATCCGCGTAAACGACGACGGGACCATCACCGCACTGCCGTAGTCGCGGCAGGGTCGCGGCGCAGGATGGCCGCCGAGGAGAACGCCCATGTGCCCCGCACCTTTGTTCACGTCAGACCCGAGTGAATACACGAAGCTCGAGGGTCTCTACATCACCGAGACCGCGCCGCAGGGTTTCATTGCCGGCGCGGACCGCGGCACCGTGGGCATCGTCGGCGCGACCGTGCGCGGGCCCGTCGATCGCGCGGTCGAGATCACGTCGCCGGCGCGGTTTCTGGAGGTGTTCGGGGGCAGGGACTACACCGCCAATGGAACCGGCGGCGCGCTGATCAACGAGATCTGGGAGGCGATGCTCGGCAAGCCCTTCGGCAAGCTGGTCATCGTGCGCGCGACCGCCCTGGCTGCGCTCAAGGCCTCGTTCACGCTCGAGACGCTCGCCAACGGCACCGGCGTCGAGGTCCTGCGCGTCGACGCCTCCAGCCCGGGCGTGTGGGGCAACAGCGTCAAGATCAAGGTCGAGGCCGCGACTGATGGCGACGCCACGCACTTCAACCTGCGGCTGAAGTACCTCGGCGAGACCAAGCTCTACGAGAACCTCAACATCACCACGGGCAACGACAACACGCTCGTGGTCGTGGGCGACGACGACGCCAACTGGATCACGCTCACCAAGCTGGCCAGCGGCACTCCCATCACCACGGGGATGGCGGGCCTGGACTCCGAGGGCTTCGTGAACCTCGGCCAGACGGTTGCCAGCTTCACGAGCGTCCTGGGCACGGACGGCACCATCGCGGACGCCGACTACACGGGATCGGGCCGCGGCATCAACGTCATCAAGGACTACCGTGGCGTTGCCGTGGTGATGGTCGCGAAGAGGGCAACGACCGCCGTCAAGGCCGCGATGCTCACGGCGGCGCAGGCCGCTTCGGACCGCATGTTCCTGATTTGGAATGGCACCCTCGGGGCGTCCGTCGCTGCCGTGGTCGCCGACGCGGCGCTCTACCGCTCGGATCGGGTGGTCTACTGCTACAACTCGCCCTACGTCCTCGACACGCAGACGGCGCAGCAGATCCAGGTGCCGCCGCACGCGCAACTGGCCTCGATCTTCTCGCAGACGCGCCACAACAAGCACGTGGGCTCGGTCGCGACCAAGAAGTTTACGGCCGGCATCATGAAGCTGACCTTCGAGTCGCTCACCCGACAGGACTACAAGGATCTGCGAGCCGCCGGCATCTGCGCGCTCGAGCGCTCGGCGAGCACCAGCGGCGGCTTCGTCTTCGTGTCGGGCGTGACGACCAACCTCACGCCGGGCCTCACCGAGATCGCGCGCCGCCGCTCGGCGGACTTCCTCCAACTCTCCGCGGCCAGCCGACTCGAAGAGTTCGTCAAGGAGGACAACACCGACGACACGCGCGCCGCGATGGGCGGCGAGCTGGTGGCGTTCTGCGACAGCCTGCGCCGCGCCAACGACACCGTCGAGGAGTTCTCGATCGACCAGGTGACGCCGAACACGGCGCTGAGCCGCGCCCAGGGGCTCGAGTTCATCGAGTGGAGGGTGAAGCTGATCGGTCACATCCTCGGGCTCGTTCTCAGGACCCAGATCGGGACCGGCACGACCATTGCCGAGGACTCGGCGGCTTAAGGAGGTAGGCGATGAGCTCGGCATCGATCCGCGGCAGTGAGGCCAAACTTTTCATCACAGCGAACGGTCGGCGATTCGTGATCCTCACGAAGGACTTCAAGGAAAACCCGGACTTCGACCTGAAGATGGACGACTACCCGGGGCAGCGGACGTCCAAGGCGAATCCGCAGTTCAACGGCGTGGGCTACTCGTTCTCGCACGACGAGGACGACAACCAGGCGCTGCTGCTGCGCCAACTGCTCATGGAGTCCGAGGAGCAGGGCCTCGAGCCCCCCAAGGTGACCATCAGCGTCCAGTACAAGTACCGCAAGATCGGGCAGCGCAAAATGGTCGTGTTGTACCCAGACACGACGATGAAGCCCGGGGAGCGCGGCTACTCGGGCCGCAAGGAGAACGTCTCCGGCTCGTTCGAGGGCTTCTGCGAGACGAGCCCGAAGTTGATCACGCAGTAGACACGGAAGGGCACAGGCACAGATGGGACGCAAGGAATCCAACCCGGACCTGCTCCACATGAGGTTCAAGTTTCCGAAGCAGTGCCATGACGGGCACGGTCGGATGCTGGGCAGCATCGTGGTGCGCGAGACCGACGCATTCGACTCGCAGGACGCGGCGCGCGCGTGCGAGGGCGACAAGGACACCAACTTCGTCCGCGAGCTGGCGAAGATCTCCGTCGTGGCCTACCGTTACGCCGGCGAGTCGAAAGACGCGAAGGTGATGCTTCCCTTCTCGGAGTTCGACGACTGGACCAACCGCTCGGCCGAGTTCGCCCTGCGGTGCTTCAGCAAGCTGAACCAGGTCCCAGAGGCGGAGGATGAGCTGGGAAAAGGCGAGGCCGTCGACCCCGAGACGCTGGCGACGCGGTAGGCGGCCCGTTTCCCATCTACCGGCGCCTGCGCCGCCAGCTGATTGCTGAGTGGGTGATGATCGGGAGGCAGGGGATGGATTTCCGCGAGTACATGCGCCTCTCGACGCATGACCGCTGGCACCTGCACAAGTCGGTGCAGACCTACCTTGAGGCGCTCTACGGCGGCGGCGCGGGTCAGATGACCCCGGACGAATAGCGGCAGGGTCGCGATGCATCGTCGACGGTGAGGGTAGCGCATGGCTGGCACGACCACGACGTACCTCGTCGAAACCATTTACAAAACTCGAAACGAGTCATCGGGGCCGCTCAAGGCCATCGAGGGCAGCGCCAACAGGGCGTCGCGCTCGATGGGGGGACTCACGTCGTCGTTGCGCGGTGTCGCCACGGCGCTCGCCGGGTACGGCGTGCTGCGCGCCGGCGCGCAGGCGTTCGTTGGCTTCAACTCGTCGATCGAGAAGTCGACCATCAGCCTAGCCGCGCAGGAGAAGCTCCTGCTCGGAGGCCGCTGGGACGTTGCCATGGGGCACGCGAACCAGTTGTTCGAGGATTACCAGCAGGTCGCGAAGAACTCCGTCGGTGAGACCAAGGACTTCCTCGACATGCACGCCGGGATCGCCGCGAGCGCCTACCGTGCGGGCATCGGCATGCAGCAGCTCAAAGAGATGACGATTGGAGCGACGATCGCCGCGGCCGCGCTCGGTGAGCGGGCCGACATGGTTTCGCTCGACGTGAAGCAGATGCTCTCGGGTGATGTCACTAGCCGCGACCGAACCGCTCAAGTCCTGCTCGCATCCCAGAACGTAACGGCGGAAGCCTTCAACAAGATGACGACTAAGCGCCGCAACGCCATCGTCCTGGCGGCGCTGAACGACCCCGCGCTCAAGAGCGCCGCCAAGGCGATGGGCGAGAGCTTCGCCGGCGTGACCTCGACCCTGAAGGACAACTTGCAGATCGCGGCGGGTAAGATCGGCCTGCCGCTGTTCAAGGCGATCACGGCCGAGGTCCAGAAGTGGAACGCCTGGATCGAGAAGAACCCCGAGAAGATCCGTCAGTTCGCCGCCGACTTCACGAATGCCCTCATGAAGGGCTTCGAGATGGTGCAGAAGATCGCCAGCTTCGTCGTCGACAACCGCGAGTTGCTGATGTCGCTCGCCAAGGCGTACCTGGTGAGCAAGGGTGTGGGCGCGGTGGTAGGCGGTCTCAGCGGGGTAGGCAACATCACCGGCCTGCTCGCCAAGATCGCCGGCAGCGGGCCCGGCAGCCTCGGCGCGTTCGCGTCGGCTCTCACGCTGGTGACTGCGCCGCTCGCCGCGGCGGCGATCGCGGCGCCCATCATCGCCGACGACATCGCGGCGCGGCAGGAACGGCGGGTGAACGCCCAGGGCGACTGGGCAGTGCTCAACCGCGGCGCGAAAGAGTACAGCTTCGGCGAAGAGGGCGACCGTCTCAAGAATTCGCGCGAGATGCGCCAGGCGGATCTGACACGCGCCAACCGCATGCTCACGCAGGCGGGCGACATCGGCTTCCTCGTGCAGGGGAAGACCCGCAAATTCGTGAACAGCGCCGCGATCGCGACGTCCGGCGTCGACGCGGGGATGTCAACCCAGGCGATCCAGAACTACATCGACACGCTCAACAAGGCGCTGAACGAGGAGAGCAAGTTCCTCCGCACCATGTCCGCGCCTGACCGCCAGGCGATGTACGAGAAGAGCGGGCTCCCTGAGGCCTTCGCGCTGGGCGCGGACCTGTGGAGCAAGATGACCATCAAGGCGTGGGGTGCCGAGATGGACGCGGGCGTCTCCAACAAGGTGGGCCTGATCTTCAGCCGGGCCCTGAGCCTCGTGCCCGGCTTCGGCGGGATGCCGAACGTGAACGACCCGACCGACGCGAAGAAGATCCCGAAGATCCCGGCGGCCAACGTGAACGTCGAGGTCACGGTCATATCGGATGACCCCGACCGCTTCTCGATGGATCTCGGCGCGCTCGTCCATGACGCCCTGCGGAACCCGGGGGCGTCGCGCCACGTGTTCCGGGAGGGCGGCAGCTGATGGCGGCCGAGCGCTTCGTAGTCACCGAACTGGTCGCCCCCGGCGCCGACGTGCCGGGCGGCGCCGCGCGCTTCGAGTGGACCGCCGACAAGCACTCGGGATGGCGCCGTCCGTGGACGTTCGGGACGTCGGTGCGCCACAAACGCACCGACTACTCGGGCGGCGATGCGCCCACGTACCAAGTGCTGGGGCCGAACTCGAAGGACCAGGAGCTCGAGGGCGAGTGGGACGACCGATGGAACGGCGCCGGCTTCGCGCGATCCACGCGACGCGCCTTCAACGACATGGTGCGCCGCGCGAACTTGGTGAGGCTCGAGTTCAACGGGCTGTCGTGGGTGGGGCTCATCACCGACGCGGAGTACACCTACTCGCACGACAGCAAGATCGCCTACCGCTTCACGCTGTCGCCGCAGAGCGAGGAGGACGCCGAGTTCTTGCGCCTCCCCGACGTGAGTAACCGCCCGCTGTCCGCCTCGGCGCTCACCGACGCCCTGGCGGAGGACGTCGCCCAGCTCGGCGAGCTACGTGGCGAGGCGCCCGTGGCCGCGCTTGAGGGGACGGTCTTCGCCGACGTCGGCTCGGATCTCGACGCGATCGAGGCCTCGTTCGCTGAGGCCGATGGCGCGCTCCAGCAACGCCTCGTCCTGCCGGGCGGCGACGACCGGGGCGGGATCTTGCGCATGGCTCAGCTGTTCACTCAGATCCGCGGCTCGGCGGCGAGCGCGCTGAACCGCCTCATCGTGCTGCGCTCGGACACGGAGATGGGCTACCGGACCGCCGCCGACGTGCTGCGCTTCGACCAGTGGACCAAGGAGCTGGGCTTCCAACTCCGCCTGCTCGGCCTGCACTCGACCGACTCGGCCCAGGCGCTCTCGGACCGCGCCGACCCGACCGCGCGCGCGCTGTACCGTCCGCAGTCGGGGGAGCACATCTACGGCATCAGCACGCGCTTCTTCGGCTCGCCGCACCACTGGCGATCGATCGCCGCTCGCAACGGGCTCACCGCCACCGTGATGACCGGTGATGAGATCCTTGTGATCGCTGGGGCTGGCTGATGGCGGGGCTCGCCGACAAGGCCCGCGCAGGCGCGCAGGGGCCCGCAGGCAAGGTGTTCTACCCCTCCGCGCTGGTGGGCCTGGCAGTCGTCATGGAGACAGGGAGGCCGCCGGAGGGGCTCGAGCTACACCCGCGCTTCGGTGGGCTCGTGCGGCGCTTCAACAACTCCGTCTTCGTGCCGGCGCGCCCGAGCGCGCTCAAAGTCGTGCGCAACAGCTACAACAAGCCCGACTCGTTCCACGTCGAGTTCGACGCGCGCATGCTGCCCATCGCGCCGAAGCAGATCCGCGCCGCCGCCGTCGAGCTCTTCCTGTGGAACGCGCCTTACCTCGGCGCTCCGGTGCCGCAGGATGCGCAAGGCAACGTGCTGCTCAAGCCGCTGCTCGCCGGGCTCGTCGACGACGTGGCGTCCGAGTACGGCGACTCGGGCCACACGGTGAGCCTGGACGGCCAGGACTACACGGCGCTCTTCACCGGGCGCGAGTGGGATCCGCGCCGGCGCAGCCCGTCGGGCCTGCGGCTGGACGTCCAGCTCGAGCAGCTCGTCCGCGAAGGCGACCCCGGAGGCGTGACGCGCCTGCGGGTCGAGCCCGAGTCGCTGAAGTCCTCGCTGCCCATCGTGGGCTCGACTGCGCGGCGAACGAACAAGAAGGGCCAACCCGTGAAGGAGAAGTCGTCCTTCTGGGACGTGGCCTATCGGATGGCCCAGATGCATGGCTTCATCCTCTTCGTCGAGGGCATGGACGTCGTGCTTACCAAGCCGCACGTCCTCGCGCAGGCACGCGCGGGCTTGCTCCGCCTGCCCTCCGAGTCGACCCAGCCGATCCGCCGCTTCGCCTGGGGCCGGAACCTCACCCGGCTCGAGGTCCAGCGCCACATGGGCAAGGAGATCAACCCACAGATCGAGGTCCGTAGCTACGACGAGCGCACGCGCCAGACCTACGCCGGCCGCTACCCAGCCAAGGGCCAGAAAGCGGCCACCGGCGTCGGGACCGAGCGGGACCAGGTGAAGCTCTACCAGGTCAACGGCATCACCAGCGAGGTGCAACTGCGTGAGATCGCGCGCACCGTCTACGACCTGATCGCGCGCGGCGAGCAGACCGTGCACATCGGCACGAATGACCTCGTCGATCTGCACGGCAATGACTTGCTCACCATGCGCACCGGCGACGCCGCCGCCATCGACTTCGACGTCTACAACACCGAGGCGCTGGCGCAACTGTCGGAGGCCACGCGCACGGAGTGG